ATGAAGTAGGCGCTAAGTCTACTAATGTTCGTCCTACTGAAGTTCCTGAAGATATTTATAGAGATGTCGCTGATGTAGTTAATGGTTATTTATTAGAAGATTCTAAAGAAGGTAACGAGATAGCAAAACTTTGGCACACGTTCGGTATCAACCGTACAGCCTTAAAAAGAGTTGTAATGGTTTATCCTTATGGAGGTACATTTTATAGTTGTCGTGCTTATATCGATGAATGGTATCAAGACACATTAAGAAAAGAACAACGTATAAATCCTTTTACAGAAGCAGAGAGATATAAAGTTACAGGATATTTAGCACAGTTAGCTTGGAAGGCTGTGCATGAAGTTTTAGATAAACCTACACAATGTATGAATTGGTTAAGAGCTTGTGCTGCGTTAGTAGCTAAACAAGGTTCAGCAGTTGAATGGTTATCTCCTACAAAATTTCCTATTAAACAATCGTATTTTGGTTTTTCTAATCAAGAAGTTAAAACAAGTATTGGCGGTAGCGCAACTTACGTAAGCTTTCGTAAAGAGAATGATAAAATATCCGTTAAGAAAAATAAGTCAGCCATCTCACCTAATTTTGTTCACGGTTGTGACGCTGCATTATTAACTAAGTCAGTTATATCCGCAAATCGTAATGCAGATATATGGGACTTCTCAATGATTCATGATTCATACGGAACGCATTCTCCAAAATGTGCGGACTTATCAAAACTTCTAAGAAAAGAATGTTCTACTATGTTTGGTGTTGACTTATTAAAAGATTTCAAACATCAACTAGAGGCTAAACACCCTAACATTTTATTTCCACCTATTCCTGACTACGGATTGCTTGATGCATCCGATGTGGAAGAAAGTGAATATTTCTTCTCGTAATGAGAATACACAACAACAATAAACCCTAAGAAAGGAAAAAAGTAAATATGGCACAAACGCTAACAACAGGAATCGGAACTTCAATCTACCCAAAGTTGATTGTACCTGACACAAAGTTCAACGCCGACGGCTTATTCAGCTGTCGTATTACAGTTAGTGAGGACGACTTCAAAGCGTTCCAAGCTCAACTAGAACCAATCGTAGAGAAAGCGTACAAAGCTACTTGCACCGCACAGGGCAAGGAAGTAAAACGCGCAAACACACCTGTCAAAATTAATGACGACGGTGAGTTTGAAATCTATGCAAAACAAGCTGCAAAAATTAATGTTACACCTACCGCCGACAATCCTGACGGAGTCGTAGAGTTTAAGATTGCATTGTTTGATTCAAATGTAAAACCAATCACCAATGAGCCAAAGATTGGAAGTGGCACCAAGGTACGTATGAGTGTGACTCCGTATACTTGGTTCGTTCCTTCCCAAGGTTTTGGATACACGCTTCGTTTGAAAGCGGTACAAATCATTGAGATGGTTGAGTACGAAACAACAGGCTTCACCGCTACAGATGGCTACTCAGCCACAGGTGAAACCTTTGGAGAAGTATTAGAGCAAGATGAGGTATCACCATCGCAAGCCTCGCCGTTCTAAATATCGTTCTCGTTTTGAGGAGAGGTTGGCTTTGGCTCTTGAAAAAGCTGAAGTCAACTTCTCTTACGAGACGATGCGATTACCGTATACGGTTCAACGTGTCTACACGCCTGACTTTATTTTACCTAATGGAGTCATAGTGGAGGCTAAAGGATATTGGGAACCTAGCGACCGCACGAAACACATTGCGGTGAGAGAAGCTCACCCTGATGTTGATATTCGTTTTTGTTTTTTAAACGCTTACAACAAATTATCAAAGAAGTCTAAAACAACTTACGCCGATTGGTGTGATAAGAAAGGATTTCTTTGGTGTCATAAAATTATACCTAACGAATGGATTTCATAAAAACACATATGCCATGCGATGCTTGCGGGTCTTCGGACGCGTTATCATTAAACACCGACGGTTCAACAAAATGTTTTGCCTGTGGTGAGTTCAAACCTAACAGCACAATTACTACACCAATGCCTACGCCTATAAATAAACCTTCTAATTATATTACAGGGACTGTACTTCCCATACCGCAACGAAAGTTACACGAAGATATTTGCCAACGATACGACTACAAAGTTTCATCGGTAAATGGTAAACCTTGTCACGTCGCTTCTTACCGTGACACAGAGAAAAATATTGTAGGACAGAAGTTACGTTTTGAAGACAAAACTTTTTCTTGTATTGGTGAAGTTAAAAATTTCTATGGGCAACATTTATTTCCTAATGGTGGTAAGAAATTAACTATTACAGAAGGAGAGTTAGATTGTTTAACAGTAGCTCAAGTCTTAGGTGGTGGTAAAGCAATGTATCCTGTTGTCTCTTTACCTAACGGCGCGCAGAATGCTAAAACAATATTCCAACGCCATCTTAATTGGTTAGATACTTTTGAAGAAGTTATTTTAATGTTTGATGGAGATGAAGCGGGTAAGAAAGGTATGCAAGAGTCAGCACAGATTTTACCTTTTGGTAAATGTAAGATTGCTACACTCCCTCTAAAAGACCCAAGCGAAATGTTAGTTGCCAATCGTGCTAAAGAATTGGTGTCAGCTTTTTGGGATGCTCAAGTGTGGACACCTGATGGAATCATCGCAGGTACAGAAATCTACGACCGACTAACTAACCCTAAAGTATTTGAAAGTGTTCCTTATCCTTTCAGCGGTCTTAACGAAAAAACTAGAGGGTTACGTAAAGGAGAGATTGTAACTTTCTGTGCGGGTAGTGGCGTAGGTAAATCACAAATCTGTAAAGAGATTGCATATCATTTACTTAAAACAACCGACAAAAAGATTGGTTACATCGCCCTTGAAGAAAGTATAGAGCGCACAGCTAATTCAATTATTGGTTTAGAGATGAACAAACTCTTACATCTAGAACCTTTTCCTGTCGATGATGAATACAACACCGCTTACTCTAATACAGTAGGCTCAGGAAGATTCTTTCTCTATGACCATTGGGGTTCTTTAGAGTCTGACAATCTCATCGCTAAAATTCGTTATTTATGTAAAGCCTTAGAAGTTGAGTATGTTTTCTTAGACCATATATCAATCGTTGTTTCAGGAATGGAAGGCGGAGACGAACGGCGCATCATTGATAACTTAATGACCTCACTACGTTCCTTAGTTGAAGAAACAAAGATTGGGATGGTTTTAGTTAGTCATTTAAAAAGACCTGAAGGACGTGGGCATGAAGAAGGACAAAGCACATCCTTAGCTCACCTACGTGGAAGCGCAAGTATTGCTCAACTCTCTGATGGAGTAGTTGGTTGTGAAAGAAACTTGCAAGATGAAGAAACATCTAACATAACAAAAATAAGAGTTCTTAAAAATCGTTTCTCAGGAGAGACAGGCATTGCTTGTGATTTAGGATTCAACCCATTTACAGGACGCATATCAGAAACTACACCACCCTTAACAATAAGTAACAATGAAACCCCATTCTAATATATGCAATATAACTCTAATTTTAAATACGACCTTGCTGTTGGTAAGGTTGCCGAAGAAGCTCTTGGTGACATTTTTGAAAACAAGAAAGTTGAAGTTAAGACGGACTTCAAAGCTAAGACTACGGGCAATTTATTTATCGAATTTAAATCTAGGGGAAAAGACAGCGGTATCAGTACAACTCAAGCGGATTATTGGTGCTTTAAAGTTGAAAATTTATTCTTGCTTATTGCAACAGAAGACCTCAGAGTTCTCATTGAGCCTCTCAAAGGCACAAATTCTGAACGAACAGGAGGAGACAAAAACACATCAGTCGGAGTTCTCCTTCCCTTAAATACATTAATTAATCACATACACACAAAAAAATAATTATGCCAAAACAATACATATTCGACATCGAAACAAACGGAGTTACCGATTGGAAGCAACTAAGCGACCTAAAGGAAGTTCACGTTTTATCCATCTATGATGTACTAGAAAACGAGATGCACTCATTCAACAGCCAAGTAGAAGGCTCTATTGAAAAAGGTGTAGCACTCCTAAAAACTGCTGATGAAATTATAGGACACAATGTTATAGGCTTTGATGTCCCTGCCTTATGTAAGTTATATAAGTTCAGTCATCCTAACATTACAGATACGGTTGTGATGTCGCGTTGTATTTATTCTGATTTACGTAACGACGATTTTAAACGTGAAGGTTTTGATAAAAAACTTATTGGTTCACACTCATTGAAAGCTTGGGGTACACGCCTTGGTGTATACAAAGGAGACTTTGGGGAAGATACTGATTGGTCTACGTGGTCACAAGAGATGGAAGATTATTGTGAGAAAGATGTTCGTGTAACGAATGCATTGTATATTTATTTAAAATCTAAAAATCCTAGCCAACAAATGTTGAAGCTCGAACACGACTTCGCTATTTATATGCGGAAGCAAGAGTACAATGGTTTCCCTTTTGATGTAAAGAAAGCTGAGAAGCTTAATCAAAAACTAATGGAACGTCGTGCTGAGTTAGAGCAAGAATTACAGGAAGTTTTTGAGCCTGCTGTAGAAACATTAAAGAGTCAATGGTGGGTTAACCAACAAGGCGATAAGTTTCCTACAAAGAAAGCTATGATTGAGTCAGGCTATACTCCTAAACAATGTTTCAAAGGTGATTATAAAACAAGAACCATACCTTTTAATCCCAACAGTCGAGACCAAATTGCTGACCGTTTAATGAAAGCAGGTTGGAAGCCTAATGCTTACGATGGTAAACGCCCTGCTATTAACGAAGCTGTCTTAAAAGATATAGGCACCGAACAATCTGAAAAGTTGTTAGAGTATTTATTAGTTTCTAAAAGACTAGGAGCTATATCAGAAGGCGCACAAGCTTGGCTATCATCAGAGCGTAACGGACGTATCCACGGCTCTATAAATACATGTGGTACTGTGTCAGGACGCTGTTCCCACCAACGCCCTAACTTAGGACAAATTCCATCTACTAATGCCCCATACGGTGCTGAGTGTCGTGAGTTGTTTACCGCTAAAGAAGGACACGTCTTAGTAGGCGCTGATGCTTCAGGTTTAGAACTCCGATGCTTGGCACATTATCTTTCTCCGTGGGATAAAGGTAAATATGCAAAGATTGTTACAGAAGGAGACGTACACACAGCCAATCAAGAAGCAGCAGGATTACCTTCACGTGCCGATGCTAAACGATTTATCTACGCTTGGTTGTATGGCGCAGGCGACGCAAAGATTGGTTCTATTGTTAATGGTTCCGATAGAGATGGACGTAGACTCAAAGATAACTTTATGGCAAAGAACCCTGCGGTTAATTATTTAACAGATGGTGTACGCCGTAAGGTTAAACAATATGGTTTCTTAAAAGGATTGGACGGCAGGAAGTTACCTTGTCGTTCTCCGCACTCTGCTCTTAACTTACTTTTACAAAGTGCGGGTGCGGTGATTATGAAACAAGCTCTATGTGAGTTTGTTCAAAGCGCAACTAAAGAATATGAGATGCATGCCAACGTACACGATGAAGTGCAGTTTAGTTGTAAGAAAGAAGATGCTGATACTTTAGGACAGCAATTCGTAAACGCCATTAAGAAGGCAGGAGAAGTATTAGACTTCGGTTGTCCTTTAGATGGTGAATATTCAATAGGTCACAATTGGAAGGAGACACATTAATATGGATATGAATGACGATATGAACGTAGCTTTTTTAGAAGGGCTAAACGAACGCTTAGATAAGAAACATATCAAGCTAGGAGAAGTTAAGAAGAAATTTAAGGATGTTATCTATGAGCAACATATCTTAGAGGACGAAATAAAAGTAATTGAAAACACTATTAAAAAATATGCACAAGACAGCAATAATTGATGGAGATATGATGGCGTACCGCGCTGCCTTCGCTTCAGAAGTAGAAACTAAATGGACAGATGATTTATGGACTCTTCATTCTACAGAGTCCAATCTCATTAAAGAGACGAGTACGTTCATTAAAAATATAATTAACAAGACAAAGGTGGACGATGTTCACATTATCTTTTCACCTAGTGGAACCTTCAGACATAATCTATTCCCACTATATAAAGCTAACCGTAAAGGGAAACGTAAACCTATGGGCTTAAAGTTTGTTCGTGAATGGACAGCAAAGAATTATAAAACAAGTGTTGCAGAGAATATGGAAGCAGACGATTTGTGTGGTATTCTCTGTACCAAACATCCTCGAAAATATGTTGCTGTAAGTGGTGACAAGGATTTTAACACACTTCCTATAACTTGGTTTAATCATTTAAGAGATGAATTTATTAAAAATAATAAAGAGGACGCTCGTCGTTTCCATCTTATACAAACACTCGCAGGAGATACTGTAGATGGCTATGCAGGCTGTGCAGGTGTTGGCAATATAACAGCTAAGAAGTTCTTAGACAAAGAAGGCTACACTTGGGATTCAGTTATTAAATTGTATGAAAAGAAAGGACAGGGAGAAGCGGAAGCATTAGTGAATGCGCAACTAGCCTACATCTTACAAAAAGACGATTACGATTTTACAACTAAAACTATTAACCTTTGGACACCATATGACAAAACAAAAAACTGAACCAACACTTCCTGACTCAGGCGCCCGCTCTGAGTTTGACACAGGAGCAGTCCGTGACGCGATGAGCGGTAAAGGAATGCCTTCTCTTATTCCTATCGCAGCTTTACGAGCCGTCGCTAAAAGATTTGAAGACGGAGCTACAAAGTATGGGCGCGATAATTGGCAGAAGGGTATTCCTATGTCACGCTACATCGATAGTTTGTATCGTCATTTATGGCAGTTAATGGAAGACGATAAAGAAGAAGACCACGGTGGTGCCATAATATGGAATGCCATGTGCCTTATTCAGACCAAACAATGGATTGAAGAAGGTAGACTTCCTGAAGAATTAAACGACATAAAACCCCCAAGAAAGTAGGCTTATATGAATAATAACATGCAGACCCCATTCCCCGCAGTTAGCGAAGACCTTATAAAACAACTTGAAGAAGTCTTCCCAATGAAGGATTTCGGCTTTTCTGACAGTCAAAGATTCTTAGATTTTCATTTCGGACAACGCTCCGTCATCGCTTTTTTAAAAGCAAAACACGCAGAACAAACTAATAATATATTAAAAATGGAATAAAAAAATATGTGTATGTCATCCCCAAAAATGCCTGAGACACCAACTCCTGCAGCCCCTCCCCCTCCTACTAAGAAAGTGAAGAAGTTAGATGACCCAAATCGGAAGTCACGACAGTCTAATAAAACACGCGGAGTGAAAGCTTTAACAATACGTCGTCCATCTGTTAACACAGGTGTATCAGGCGGAACAGGAGTGAAATATTAATTATGCAAGGATTCGGTAAAATTATAGAAAACTTAGAAACTACAACACCTGTTGCATTTGAATGGAACAAAGGTGAAGGCGTCTTATTGGCTTCAGCAGCAAGCTTTAGTGGTCACACCCTTAAACTACAAAATAAAGTAGGTACACGTTGGGTTGATATTGCTGATGCTACATTAACAGCAGAAGGCGGATTTAAGTTTGTCTCATCCGCTGTAGAGTTGCGCGTTAGTCGTAGTGGCACAGGCGCAGGAATATACGTAACAGTACAGTCCATCTAAATGAATCAAGTAAGCTCCCAAGTCTCGCCACTTGTAGCAACACAAGTGCAGGCGCAAATTCCTACTGAGGGGTTTGTGTTTGATTTCTTAAATGATTCACGACTAAAGGCAGCTTATAGTGTGTATGATTTATTCGGCACAGGAACTGATATTGTCCAAACTCGACAAGGGTATTCTCAAGTATGGCGCAACTACACAGAGCTTAATACTGCAAGTAATTACTCCACAGGTACTATTAATATCGCAGGGATGGCTAATCAAGTCACTCAGAGTACAACTAATAATTTAACAAATACACAAGGTAGTAGTACAACGTATCTTCCACACTATGGTACTAAGGTTTCCGACGGTTCGTTGTCAGTTACTAACTCAGTTAAATTTAATCAATCAGGACAATACTCAGGAGAAAACTTAGAAGTACAAAATCCTTTTTCAAAGATAGGGATGGATAATGGTTCTGACTTTACAATAGTTACATATTCTAAAGATGATGATGACACAGGAGAGAATCAAAGTAGTATAAACTATAGACCCACATGTGGCGGTTTCCATCTAACACAAAGTATGGGTGTTGGGACAAATGATGACTTCATTGGTACAACCCAAAATCAAATAAACGATAAATACCACGCTTCATCAATGACCACCACAAGTGAGTTAAGTGCTGATGCAATTAGTACAACAAATGCTAATAACACGACATTCCAAACTGTGGCAGGTACATTTAAAATTGATGCAGGCTCAAGTTCTACCCAAAAAATTACTTCTAAGCGTGAAATATATATTGATGGTGTCTTGGAAGATTCAAATTCACAAGCGATAACTCACCAAATGACTACAAGTCCTAATGGATTATATTTAACTTTTGGTGGTAGACGTGGTGGTTATGGTGGTAATGGACACTATTGGATAGGACAACACAAAGCTATGCTTGTATTTAACGGTGTTCTAACTGCAGAAGAAATTTTATCTATTCATCAACAACTACCAAATTTATTAACATAATGTCTTATTCAGAAAATTTCGATAACGACCCAAACCCTGACTTTAAATATCTACGTTTTGATACTTTAAACGAAGCACAGAATAGAGGGAGACAAGAGACGGGCGAACATTGGTACGATGCTCCTCTTTATTATATCAATGAAAAATTTTATTTAGACGTTACCTATATGACATTGACGCCTGAAGAAGAAGGCAACACGCTATCGGATATAACAATTTAAAATTATGCATAACACAGCAGAACAAATATATACAAAATGTGAAGGCGATAGAAATTCATATTTAGAAAGAGCAAGAACAGCCTCTAAACTTACACTACCTTACTTGATGCCTGATGAAGGTTTCGGAGCGTCTAGTAGACTAGAAACCCCTTTTGCGGGCGTAGGTGCGCGTGGAGTTAACAACCTTGCATCTAAATTACTATTAGCCCTGCTACCACCTAACGCCCCTTTCTTTAGACTGAACATTGACAAATTTGCTATTAAAGAAGAAGGAGCTGATGAAGCACTTATATCTGAAATAGAAAAATCACTACAACAAGTAGAAGAGACGGTTATGAGTGAAATATCTCAGCAGTCTTATCGTGTAGGTGTCCATGAGGCTTTGAAGCAACTTGTAGTAGCAGGTAATGCATTAATTTATATTCCCCAAGAAGGCGGAATGCGTGTTTTCCATTTAGACCGTTACGTTGTTAAACGCGACCCGATGGGAAATGTAATCAAATTAGCGACGAAAGAAGAAGTATCCTATGAAACATTATCAGAAGAAGTTAAAGAAGCATCTCTCGCTTCAGGCAAACCACCTAGCGACACATGTAACTTGTTTACAGCGCTCGTGCGTGAAGGCAATAAGTGGCATATGTTTCAAGATATTAATGGTGTGCGAGTCCCTGAAACAGAAGGTACGTTCGACATTGATAAAGCTCCTTTCATTGCTCTCAGATTCTCTAAAATAGATGGCGAAGATTATGGAAGAGGATATGTAGAAGAATACTTAGGTGACTTACAGTCTCTTGAGTCGCTCACACAAGCTATTGTAGAAGGTTCTGCAATCGCTGCTAAAACTTTATTCTTAGTTAATCCTAACGGCACCACACGCGCCAAAGTATTAGCTGAGTCTCCTAACGGTGCTATCGTACAAGGTAACGCTGCTGATGTTACTGTACTACAAACACAAAAGGCTAACGACTTCAGAGTAGCACAAGAAACTATTAATGTTATTAAAGAGCGCTTAGGACAAGCGTTCCTTCTTACATCAGGTGTTGTACGTAACGCCGACCGTGTTACCGCAGAAGAGATTAGAATGTTATCACAAGAACTAGAGTCCGCTCTAGGAGGATTGTATTCGTTATTAAGTAATGAATTACAACTACCTCTCGTGAATAGACTTTTACAAGTCCTTAATAAGACTAAGAAATTACCAAAGCTTCCTAAAGATGTTGTTAATCCTGTTATCATTACAGGTGTAGAAGCATTAGGACGCGGTAATGATTTACAGAAGCTAGACTTGTTCTTAGCAGGAGCAGCCCAAATTGTTGGCGCTGAGACTGTAGCACAGTTTATTAATGTAAATGAATATTTCGCTCGTAGAGCAACTGCTCTTGGTATCAAGACAGATGGTCTAGTGAAAGATGCAGAAGCTATGCAAGCTGAACAAGAGCAAGCACAGCAAATGCAATTAATGCAGAAGGCAGCTCCCGCAGGAGTTAAAGCGCTTTCTGAACAAGTAATGCAACAAGAAACCACGCAAGGTGAACAGTAATTATGGCAGATTATCAAAAACAAGAAATTAACGAACCCACCGCTACAGAGAATATTTCTCTAGAGCAAGAAGCTGCAGCTATCGACGCTAAAGCTACTGAAGCAACTTCCGAAATAGCGGAAGAAAACACAGAAGTTTCATCAGACCGCCCTGAGTGGCTCCCTGAGAAATTTAACTCCGCCGAAGATATGGCGAAGGCTTACTCCGAACTAGAAGGTAAACAATCTAGTGGAGAAGAAGCAGACACTTCTGAAGAAGTAACAGAGTCATCAGAAACAGAAATTGCCCAAGCTAATACAATTAGTTTAGCGACGGAAGAATTTTCTAATGACGGACAATTATCTGAATCAACTTATGCAAGTCTTGAAGAAGTTGGATTAGGTAAAGATATGGTTGACCAATATATTGCAGGACAACAAGCAATAATGGAACAACAATCAAATTCAATTTACAATGAAATTGGAGGAAAGAGTGAGTATGAATCTATGTCCGAATGGGCAGGAGAAACTCTAACTGATGCAGACTTACAAGCTTACAACCAAACCGTAGAAAGCGGTACAGTTGACCAAGCGAAGTTTGCAGTTAAAGCACTCTATGCGCAGTACAAAGGCACCGCAGCACCACAACCCCTACAAGGTTCTACTAATGGAGCTGCTGTGGCACCTTACACATCCCGCGCTCAGGTAACTGAAGCGATGCGCTCAAAGCAGTATCAACAAGACCCTGCTTTCCGTAACCAAGTTCAACAACGATTATCAATCTCTAACCTCGATTAAAAAATTATGGAATCACTACTACCTATGCTAGGCGGAGCTGTGAGCGGATTTGTTTTTAAACTTATCGGTTCTATGGTGCAAGCCCAACAAGCTCAAGTCGCTCTCATGTTAAAGAAACAAGCAGCAGCAGATGCAAGTGCGGATAAAGCAGCGGAACGTGGTGGTGTTTGGGTTCGACGCGGGATTGTTGCTACTATTCTATTCGCGATTGTTATTGTTCCTTTCATTATGGCTTTTCAAGAAGCAGGAGTAACAATCCCTGTCGATAAAGGGTTTTGGATATTTGCGCGTACTGTGTATGAAACTCAACAAGGGTTTCTGTTACACGAGTCTGTAATCATGGCACTCTACGCAATCATTGGCTTTTACTTCGGTTCATCACAAGTTAAATAATGAAAAGAAAAGGCGTATCTTTAACTAAAAAACATAAGTCCAAAAAAGGTGGGCTTACTGCAGCAGGAAGAAAACATTACAACTCTAAAACAGGAAGCAATCTAAAAGCTCCTGTTACAGAAAGTAATCCAAAAGGCAAACGCGCTGCAAGGCGTCGTTCTTTTTGTGCGCGGATGAAAGGCGCTAAAGGCGCTATGAAAGATAACAAAGGTAGACCAACACGTAAGGCGTTGGCTCTCCGTAGATGGAAGTGTAGATAATTATGAGCTTATATGAAAATATCAATAGACGTAAACGGCTAGGCATTAGTCGTTCTAAAAAAAATTCAACCGTTTCTAAGAAATCCTATAAAAATATGAAAAAAGGATTTCCTAAGAAAAAGAAGAAGTAACTCTCTTCAATTAATTTCGTTTAATTATACAAAGTAAAACAATGCCCATTGCGATGGATAACATTATTGGAAATGTGTGAAAGGACAAAAACATAACTAACAATAATTAACCCCTATTAAAGGAGAAATAAAAAACTATGGCAAATGGAGCTGTAAATTCCGTATCTCGTTTAGGTCAAATCAATGCAACAGGAGCTGCTGACGCTTTATTCTTAAAAGTATTCAGCAATGAAATCCTTACTACATTTGAAGAAGCTAATGTTATGAAAGACCTTCATACCGTTCGCACTATTTCAAGTGGCAAGGAAGCTCAATTCCCTGTAATTGGTACAGCTGACGCGAAATACTTCACAGTTGGTGAAGACGTTCTTGAATCAAGTAACGGCTACGCACAACAAATCAAACACGGTGAACGTACAATCGGTATCGATGATATGTTAATCGCTTCAACCTTCATCGCAAATATCGATGAGTTGAAAAATCATTACGACGTACGTTCTGTATACTCTGCTGAACTTGGACGCGCACTAGCTAAACGTTTCGACCTTGCAACAATGAAAACTCTTGTTGCTGCTGCTGAAACTGCTGCTAATGGTGCATTCACAGGTGCTAAAGGCGGTATCACAGTTGACTTGTCTGACGAAAGTATCTCAGGCTCTACAAGTGCTGCTGACATCATCAAGATTATTGGTGTTGCTCAACAAAAGCTTGACGAGAATGATGTACCTATGGATGACCGTTTCGTTATCGTCGACCCAAGTCGCTACTATGAATTGGTAACTACAGACAATATCGCGATTAATCAAGATACTGCTGCAGGTAACGGTTCAGTTGCTACAGGTAAGATTGCGGAACTCGCAGGTATGACAATCGTCAAATCTAATCACATCTCTAGTATCGCAGGACAAGACTTGTCAGGTACTTCAGGTGTAGGTTCTGATAACCACTCAGGTATCGCTAATAACGTACATGGTGGAACTTCAGGTTACGATAAGGACTTCTCATTGAACCTTCCAATCTTGGGTGGTCAAAAGTCTGCTATCGGTACTGTTAAATTACTCGACCTAGCTACTGAGTCTGAGTACATCATGACTAAACAGGGTACAGCTTTCTTAGCTAAGTACGCTGTTGGACACGGTGTTCTTCGCCCTGAAGCTGCGTTCACAGTTAAGGCTTAACCTTTAACTCTAAGCCCTCCTTGGTTTATTCCTTGGAGGGCTTTTTTTTATTTATTTTTCAATTACAATTTATATGGCTACTCTTACTACACAACTCGAAGCAGTTAACTCCATGTTAGCGCACATTGGTGAAAGCCCTGTGTCTACCATTAGCGATGCCGTAGCACTACCTGTGTCTGCATCTACAGCCCTCGCAACTTTAAATGAAGTGTCCAAAGAAGTACAAGGAGAAGAATGGCACTTTAATTCAATTCCTAAATTAACTTTATCCCCTAACAACGAAGGACGTATTGGTGTTCCTGCTAATGCAATATTGTTAGATGCTATAGACCCAAGCATCGATGTTACAATGCGTGGTTCTTCTTTATTCGACAGAGAAAACAATACAAATATTTTCTCAAAAGACATCGACGTAAAAGTAACAGTCTTACTCGATTGGGATGAGCTATATGAACAAGCACGTCGTTATATAACTTTACGTGCATCTAGAATTTTCCAAGCACGATTAGTTGGTAGTAAAGAACTTGAATCATTAATTGCTCGTGATGAATACCAAGCTCGTGCGCGTCTTGAAGATGCTGACAGCTCGCATTCCGCAAGAACAATGTTTGACAACTATGACGTTGCAGTAAGAATCGGAATTAACAGAAATTACAAACTCACCTAATGCCTTTAATTAATACATCTTTATCCAATCTTATACAGGGTGTTTCACAACAACCTGACGCTGTTCGTTACGACGGACAATGTGATGCACAGGAAAACGCACTTAGTAGTGTTGTAGATGGATTACAAAAAAGACCCGCAACACAATTTATTGGAACAAGTAGTTTGTTAGATTCTGAAACTTCAGCAAATACTTTTTTTCATTTATATAAACGTTCAAATACTGAAAAATATAGCATCATCCAAGATGGGAATACATTATCTATCCATAATGCTGACAGCGGTCAGCTTTGTACTGTTACTGAGCCTTCTAGTAGTGATTTTACCATAACAAATAATAAAATATCTACGGCAGGAACGTACCTAGCAACAAACACCGCTCAAGCTAATCTTAAAGCGCTCACCATTGGTGACACGACATTCCTGCTGAATAATGCACAGGAGACAGATTTTAGTACAGCCACAACAAGTACAGAGCTGTCTAACGATACTTTAATCTTTATTAAACAAGGAGATTTTAGTAAAAAATATGGAGTAACCTTTGATGGGACTGAGTTATTTATTCGTTCACGTCCTGCAATTCCTGCTGAAAATCCTAACTCGTTGCCAACTGAAAATCAAAATACAAATACTAAAGCGTACTTTACGGACTCTAATTATATTTTAGACGCTTTGAAACAAAGACTAAATGGTAACACAGCTTACACAGATAAATTTGAAAATTCAGTCTTACACTCAAACCTTATAGTATGTGAAAGAAAAACAGCATTTGCTGCTACAGATTATAGCGCCGTCGGGATTGATGGTTTAGCAGGCGAAGGTATTGGTGTTGTTCACAAAGAAGTTTCAGCAATTACTGATTTACCACCAACGGCACCACATAATTTTAAGGTGAAGGTAATAGGCGACACCGAACTTAACCAAGATGACTATTATGTTAAATTTATGGTTGGTGACGGAAGTCCAAACGATGGAGATGTGGGTGAAGGCTCTTGGTAGAGACATCAGGTGGAGGTATAAAGACAGATATAGACGCTTCTAAAATGCCTCGTGTACTTGTTAGTACAGCCCTAAATACATTTGAAATCCGTAGAATGTCTCTAAACAACCTTCAAGCGGGTGATTTACAAAGTAATCCTTATCCTTCGTTTGTTGGAAATACGATTACTAATTTATTTCAATATAACAATAGACTTGGCTTCTTGTCTTTAGATGCAGTTATTTTATCTGAAGCAGGTTTTGGCGGATACGAT